GGATCGGACTGGATCGACTGCAGGTCCGCGTCCCATCCGATCGACTCGATGAGGCGCTCAACCATGTTGATGTTGATCGTGCCGTCCTTCTTCACGATGAAGAAGTCGCCGATGATGGAGTGCTCCTCGTACCCCGACCAGTCCTCCCACTCGGAGTCGTTGAGCTGCGCCGAGATGATGAACTCGATCGAGATCGCGACGGCCTGAGACCCCTCGAACGTACGGACGAACCAGCCGAATGGCCGCGCCTTGAAGATGCCGGGCCGGTCCAGCTTCATCATTTCCCACCTCCCAGAATGTGCTCCCAGATCTCCCCGTCGTCGGCCGAGCGGAACGGCAGGCTCAGCCGCACGGTCCGCGACTTCGCAATGTGCGTCGGCAGCTCGTAGGTCCAGATGGTGCGCGTCCCGGTGCCCTTGCCCTTTCCGTCGTCGGAGATCACGTCGTAGCCCAGGAACAACACGTGGTCCGCCCACTGCACGACGCGGTTGCGGATCGACGCCTTGCCCGACTTCGAGGCCTGCAGGTGCGGCTCGTAGCGGATGTAGTCGTCGCCGGCCGGATTCGGCACGTCGGCCGTGCAGTCGTGGCAGATGAGGATCACGTTCCGGCCGCGGCGGATATGCGCGTCCAGGTCCGCGAGCAAGAGCAGCATGGTGTCGTAGACGTGCTGGTAGCCCTTGCCGTACCCGTACGCCTCGATGTTCTTGACCGTGTTGCCCTTCTCGTTCGGGACGTTCGCCAGGGTGTGCGCGACCGCCAGCTCTTCCGCCCTGGTCATGGTGTCGAGCACGATGGTCTGGTACGGGTCGAGGGCCTGCGACCGCAGGCACGCGTGCAGGTCGGCGAAGGTCTCGATCCGCTCCACGCGCAGCACGTCCAGCGCGCGCGTGCCGTGCTCCAGGTCCAGGAACACGGGGTTCGGGGCGAGCGCGGCCAGCGACGACTTGCCGACACCGCCCGGGCCGTACTCCACGATCCTCTGCGCGCCGGAGATCCGGCCGCCAACGATGGCTAACTCGCGCGCCGCTGATCCGGCCACGGCCGGTGGGGCTCCGCCGCCGTTGCCCGGCGCACGCGCCGGGGGCGGGGGAAGCTTCTTGGTGGGAGCGTTCATCGGTATCCTCCTTCGTGCGCCCGCAGGCCCGGGCGCGGGGCTGAGCGAGCTAACCCTCGCTCGTGGTAGTCCCCGTCAATTCGGGGTGGGCATCGGATAGCCGCGAGAATCCAGGAGGCGTCGCCGTCTCCAGGTCGCGGACCAAACAGATCGGGAGGTACTCGCAGCCGCCGTTGCCGTTCGGCCCGAAGCACGCGCTCGGGTTGCGATACCAGCGCCGGGTGCGTTGCGCCTCACGGATGGCAAGCTGCTGCTGCCACAGCTCCGCCGCGCAGTCATCGAGATCCTGGTCGAGTCGCGCGATCTCGATGCGGGCGAAGTAGTGGTCGGGCCGCTCCGCAATGTCCGCCGCGACACGCCCGGCGAACTCCTCCGGGGTCTCGTCCTGGTCGCGCTGGTTCGCGTAGAGCCGCCCGTCCTTCGTGTACTTCCGCGACTCTTCCGGCGTAGCCTTGAGGGGGCGGAGCGCCGGCCGGCGCGTCACGTCATAGAGCACAGTCTCGACCGGGTAGCCCATCTGGCGCGCCGCGATCACGTAGAGCGAAAGCTGCTGGTCGAGATGGAGCTTGAGCCAATAGTTCGCTCCTGGCGCGAAGTCCTGGCTCGTGGTCTTGTACTCCATGAGAGCGACCCGGCCGTCCGGCAGCCGGACGATCCGGTCGATCTTGCCGCAGAACCGCCAGACCGGCGTCGGAGCGCCCGTCTTCGGGTTGCGGAGCGAGAGATTGAACTCCATCTCGGTCGCGACGACTTCGAGCTGGGCGTCCGTGTACCGCCTCCGGTGCGCCTCGTGCATCGCCGCCACGAGCGCCAGGTCGTAGGGGTCGGAGACGGCAGCTTCGATCGCCGCCGCCGGGTCCTGCCCCTTGTCCACCGCCTCGAGCGCGGCGTGGTGCGCGGACCCGATGCGCAACGCGAGAGACGACTCCTCCGGCTGGAGCCCCAGCTCGTAGCGGAGATAGTGTTTCCGGGGGCACGCCCGGAAGCACGCGCAGCGCGAGTGCGTGAGGGTTTGGACGGTGCCGTTCATGTTCATCCTCCTACCGGTAGCCGTCCCGCTCCCGCGCGAACCAGCACAGCAGCGGCGCGGCGACCCACCACAGCAGCGCGAGGACGGCGGTCATGCCGTCCTCGCATCAATTCGCCGGTCCCAGCACTCGTCGGAGCAGTAGTGGTCGGACGGGTCGTCGGTCGGCTTGCCGCAGACGCACCGCCGCACCCACCGCCCGTCGATCCTCTCCGCCCCGGCGTGCAGGCTGCACGCGCGCACGGCCGTGCCGTCGTCGTCCCACGCGTAGCCGTCGCCATCGCGCTCCCGGCAGATACGGCACAGATAATCGTCGGCGTCACACTCGACCCCGGCTGCGCGGTCGATGTCGTGCTGGGTAACCCCGTGCGGGAGGTTCCAGCCGGCGCGGGGGATGCCGGTCACGGCTCAACCCCCGCCGCTGCCATCTCGGCGAGCACGCGCGCGTTCTCGGCCTCGATGAGTTCCACCAAGGCCGCGGCATCGGACTCGATGGACTCCATCGCCCAGCGGGCGCGCATCCGCACCTCCCGCTCTTCGGAGTAGCGGCCATGCAGATACGTGGTCACGTCCTGCATGAGACCGGCCAGTGTGGCCTCGATCGCCCGCTCGGCAACCTCCCACGGCTCCGGGAGCGGCCGGCTCACGCCGCACCTCCCATCGCCCGGGTGAGCGCCGCGTGCGCGTCCGCCACGGCCGCGGACATCCGCTCGACGCGGGGCCAGTCGCGGGACAGCACGCACTGGATGAGCAGCCGGTGCGCGGAGACCGCGCGCTCGTGCGCGACCTGGATCAGCCGCAGCTGCGCCTCGGAGAGCAGGCAGACTTGGTTCTCGGCGTAGCCGGGCTGCTCCGGCAGCATCGGCGGGGGCGGGGTGAGCGCCCACGTGGTAGGCTCGTGGTCTGTCATGGTCCCTCCGCCGGCACGGTTGCGCGGCCGGCGACGGGCGATCAGGAGTGGTGGGACGGGGCCGAATGCGCAACCATCCGGCCCGCGTCCGCAGAGCCGCACGGGCGCGCTGTGTCGTCAGCGCGAGACCGGCGGCTCTTCTTCCTGGTACGCAGCGACTGCGGAGATGGGGTCTTCCGATCCGGGGAGGAGATTAGACGTTTGTTCATTCTGCGTCAACTGGAAAATTCGTCAGAGCCCCAATTTTCCTAGCGGGGGCAACAGGGACGGGGGAGAATCGTAGTCATGGACGGAACGGCTCTCCCCGTGCAAGGGCGACAAATGATGCACGCGCGGAAGTATCACGCTCTGCAACTCGTTGTTCTAGGGGGAGATATGGGTCCTGACCGGCGTCGGGCCTGGACTGAGCCCGAGCTGCGGAAGGTGCGCGAGCTGACCAAGTAGGAGGTCCCCATGCGACCAGTTCATTGTTTCGCGCTGCTCGCACTGCTCGCACTGGTAGCGGGGTGCTACTCGCACCCCAGGGCGCCCGGGGCGACCATCCCGCCGCCGGCGCGGTCTCCGGCCCCGGAGATCGGCCCGGACGGGCGCGTCGGCACGGTCTGGATCGAGTTCGGTGGTGCCAAGTCGTTCGGGGTGAACACCGAATGGGACGACGGGACGCCGATCCTGAATGGCGACGACGGGTACCGCCACGAGATTGACGGTGCCCTCGGGGTCGTCGCCAGCCCGGGCGTCACGCTGTCGTTCACCGGCTCGCACCACCGGCTCGCGATCGCCGACATCCGGCAGTCGACGACCACGGTGGGCGCCCGCGCCCGGATCTACCTGTCGCGCTGATGCGACTCCTGAGCTACGCCCGCCTCAGCGGCGCCTGGCTCGCCACCGAGCTCGCCCGCCCCGCTCTGGCCCGGGAGATCGCTGCCGGGCTCCAGTCCGCCTACCGGACCGGTGTCCGGGCCGGACGGGCCGACGCGCCAGGATGCCCCAGGAGGCGCGATCGTGGCGCGGTCCACACGATCACACCGGCCCCCGTCCGCGAGCGCCTCCTGGGGCACGCAGCAGCTCTCCGCGCAGGCGCAACGGCTGATCCAGACCACAGCTGCCGGGCTCCAGTCCGCCTACCGGGCCG